GGTAGGTAACCCGATCGGCGGCAACACCGCAGACATCACCGACGATGTGCTCGGGAGTTACACCCTTCCGCCGTCGAGCTTTGACGTCGCTGGCCGTGGGCTCCGTATCATTGCCCAGGGCAGCACCGGTCCCACCACCAACAGCAAGCGCGTCAGGTTGTGGTTCGACGCCACGATCTCCGCCGGAGTAGTTACCGGTGGCAGCATCATCGCCGACAGCGGCGCGTGGGTCAACGGCGCCACATCGAACAACAACGTCGGGTGGCAGCTGGTGGCCAACGTTTTCAAATACGGTGCGCCTCGCTCGAACACTCAATACGCGCAGGGTACGACAATCCTTGGCGGTGTCCATGGCGGGATCGGCTTGCCAATATTTCCCGCGGCGATCGAGGCGAGCGCCATCGTAATTGCCGTGACGGGCTCGTCCTACACCGCTGGTGCGGCCAATGACGTCCTTGCCAACTTATTTGAAGTCACTGCGACGAATTGATTGGGTAGCAAACAGTGTTCGACTAGACGGCGGTCAGCTGGCCACCATAGCTCAACACAATCATTGGTTTGATAATCCGCGCAGTCACCATCTGCTATTTCATCACTGGAGGTCCGGCCTGGGTAGGCGGGGCGTAATGATCACTGAGAGCCGACAAAAAGTGACGAGCCACCGAATGCACTCGCGCGGCCCACTAGCGGGATATTGATTATGCGACTTTACGGGGCAATCCAGAAGATCGAGCCTCAGGATGACGGGACCGTACGGGTACACGGGGTCGCATCTTCAGAGGTGATGGACGATCAAGGCGAGATCGTGCGGGCCGATGCGATGCGCGCGGCCGTCCCGGATTACATGCGCTTCCCGGCGCTGCGTGAGATGCATCAGCTCTCCGCTGCCGGAACGACGCTCGAGACCGAAGTAGGTGACGACGGGGTCACCCGAATTGTCGCCCATGTCGTCGATCCGGTCGCGGTCGCCAAAGTCAGAAACCAAGTATACCGGGGCTTTTCGATTGGCGGCCGCGTCACTCAGCGCGAAGCCGGCAACCCCAAAGTCGTCACCGGCCTAGTCCTCAACGAAATCTCTCTGGTCGATCGTCCGGCAAACCCGGAAGCAATCCTTGACTGTTGGAAAGCCGCGGAGGGTTTGGCCGGGCGAAGTCCCGGGGATCCCGTGCCATCACCGGTGCCCATGCCTTCGCTAGACCCCTTCAATCCCCCGGTACAGATCTGGACTTGCGGGGTGGCCGACCACCACCATCGCGGTAAGGGCGAGGCGGTCAAATGTCTCGAGAGGCGCGCTCTCGGAGGAGCGGACGCTCATACGCCGCCGTCACCCCAGGCGACTCGCGTGGCTCCGCCAGAAGACCCGCGAGAGACCGAGGCCGCGGCCGATGCAATTAAAAGGGCAATCGAGACGGCTGACGGGGCATTTGCTGGGACTGATGGCCGTGAGCGTAGCAGCTCGCCCGGCGGTTCGCTCGGGGACGAGAAGGAGCTGAATTACGCCGATCCCGGATACCAATCGGATGGAGAGCCTCGCTACCTGATCGACACCGAGGGGCAAATCCGCGCTGCCTGGAGCCACATAAACAAGCCCAGTAACGCTCAGCGCTACTCGGCGGACCAAGTCAACCGGATCAGGGCTGCTATTATTGCCGCCTCGAAGGAGAAGATCGACCTCAAGGGACCGCGCTCGACCGAGGTCGAGGAAAAGACATCCTCTGCGACGCATGCCGATGCGGTTTGGGATGCCGGCCACGTGGCGCAGATCATGAATGAGCTCGACTGGCTCCGTGACACGCTTAAGGCTGAGGCGGTTATGGAAGGCGACGGCGCGCCGCAGCCTGACCGACTCCAGGCCATCATTGCCGAGCTGTACAGCTTTCTGAACGCACTGGAGCCTGACCGGTCGGACGAAGTTCGGGGCAACCCGCTGGAGGGATCAGAGTTAACGGCAATGGCCACCAGCAACCACGGTGTCGCGCGCGTTTCCGCTCTCCCCAAATCAGGGTACCCCAATATGCAGAATAACGCCGCCAGTCCCCTAACCAAGGCCAAACCCTCACAGGGTGACCAATTGCTGGCGGACATGGCCCTCTATGCTTGCGACAAGTGCCTGAAGATCGACGGCTTGTCGGTCGAGGAGAGGGCTCACATGACCAGGGCTTGCGGCCATCTCCGGGACGCCGGAGCGTCTCCATCGGAAACTTCGACCATCGCCATCGATTTGGCGGGCGATACCGATCGTGTGGCATCCCGGTTGGAGCCGCCGACATCAGATTTTCGCTCCGGCGTTAATGCGACGGCGGACACCTCCAAAATGCCGGGCTCGATCGCGGCGGCATGCAGCAAGCGCGGCCGCGCCCACCAAGACCTGATGGATATCGCCCACGAATGCCTCAGCAAGCTGACCACCGGGATGGCATGTTCTGATGATCTGCCGCCGAATTCCGATTTTGATCCCACCTCTGAGGGAAGTGCAGACACAGCGGATGTCGCAAAGATCGGTGCACGTCATTCCGCTAAAACGATGGGTCACCTGCGCGCAGCGCACAATCACCTGGTCGCGGCCGGCGCCGAATGCGACGGGACAGTGACCCGCGAGGGTGAGCGAAAGAGCGCTGAATTCGACGCAGTCAAAGCTCTGCAGACGGAACACCTTGCCAAGGTGTTGGCCGACGAGCGGGCGGAAAAGACAGCGCTGGTCAAGGCGCTCGGCGAAATCGTGCCGTTGCTCGATCGGCTGTCGAAGCGGATCGACGACATCGCGCGGACGCCCTTACCGCCATTGACAATCGCCAGAGGCAGCGTTTCGGTGTCGAAGCAGCAGGACGGCGGCAGCACCGGAAGCGCCGGTGATGGTCCGCTTTCACCGGAGGCGATAGCGTCCGCACTCGCCAAGATGAGCAAGGAGGAGCAGACCCTCACTTTGATCAAGGCGAGTTACGCCAATCCCATCACGGTAGTTGGTTCAGTCGCAGGTGAACGCTGAGTAAGCCGGGTGGGCGATCCTACGCCCTACCGCACACGATTATCGCCCCGCACTGGCGCAATTACTGACTTGAAATACGCCCCATCCGGCCTCTCGGCGCAGCTCTGCTTCGCCTGACAACGATGGCGCAAGCACCCGCTTGCGCAAGCACCGAGAAGCCGTCCCCAAGCCCGGCCTTCAGCCGGGCTTTTCATTGCCCCCCTTCCGGGAGGACCATTAGATGAACTCGATTACTCAGGAATCGCTGGAGCTCCTGAAAGGAGCTCTGGCTCAACCGAGTGACGCGCTCGCCAAGTCGATCTCGACGGCGACCGGTCTGCTCGCTTTTGACCTTCAAGCACCGGCCAAGAACCTCTATCCATTTGTAACTCCGATCAGAAACGTGATGCCGCGCGTCGGCGGCGGCACCGGCTCGGCGACGAACTGGCGCCAGGTTAGCGCGATCATCGGCTCCGGCTTCGACTCCATGGGCTGGGTGCCGGAGGGCCAGCGCTCCGGCCAGATGTCATATTCGACCACGAGCAAATCGGCGACCTATGTGACGATCGGCGAGGAGGACGCGGCGACCTTCGAAGCGATTTCCGCTGGCCGAGAGTTTGAGGACGTTCAGGCGCAGATGACCTTTCGTCTGCTGCAGAAGATGATGCTCAAGGAGGAAATGGCGATCCTCGCCGGCAACGCCTCGCTGAACCTCGGGAACCCGGCTACTCCAACGTTGGCGGTGTCGGGTAGCGGCGCGACACTTCCAACGGGAACCTATTTCGTCAAGGTCGTCGGCCTGACTCTCGAAGGTTACCACAATTCATCCGTTAGCAGTGGTGTCGCCACGTCGAAGACCGTCTCGGGAGCCGACGGCAAGAACTATATGCTGTCCGGTGGCTCGTCAAACATCAGCGCCGAGGCTAGCCAGGCTATAACCCTCGGCCAGACGCTTTTCTGCAGCGTCGCCCCAATGCAGGGCGCGGTCGCCTACGCCTGGTATGTCTCAACGGCGACGGGGACCGAGACCCTGCAGGCAATCACGACGATCAGTAGTCTTGCCATCACCGCCCCGCTCAGTACCGGGAACCAGTCACAGACAGCGATTACCGCAGACAATTCAGCCAACCCGACTTTTGCCTATGACGGGTTGTTAACTACGGCCTTTAAGGCTGGTTCTAATGCGTACATCAACACATTGCCGACCGGCACCGCGGGTGCAGGGACACCGCTGACTGCTTCGGGCCGCGGCTCGGTCGTCGAAATCGACACGATGTTCCAGAAGATGTGGGACAATTTCGAGCTGTCTCCGACCGTCCTCTATGTCAACTCCCAGGAGCTGAAGAACATCACCAACAAGGTGCTGTCGAACGCGTCGGGGCCATTGATACACTACGACACGCCGGCCGATGGGAGCCGCGGTGAATATCAGGTGACGGCCTCGGGGGTCGTGCAGTTTTATTACAACCCCTTTGCGATCGAGGGCGGGCTGCGGATCCCGATCAAGATTCATCCGCGCGTGCCGCCTGGCACGATCATCGGTTGGGCCGAAAATCTGCCGATTCAATACCAATCCAACGAGGTGCCCAACGTCGCCGAGATCAAGACGCGGCAAGATTACTACCAGATCGACTGGCCGATCGTGACGCGCCAGCGCCAAGTCGGCGTCTATGCCGAGGAAGTGCTAGCCGTATACGCACCGTTTGCAATGGGTGTCATCTGTAATATCGGCAACAGCTGATCGGCTTATGACCCTCTCTGACTTGGGCTGAAGGGATACCTCCGTGTCTGATCTTGTCACATTACGGGCCGTCTCCCCGATATGGGGCGCCATCGGGCACGGGACGGGGTGGCGCCCGCACGACCTCGAGAGGGTCGTGCGGGTGTCAAGCAATATCACAGCCCAACTGGGCCGCTATGGCGGCCATGTAAATGACGGCCGCGGTCCTGCCACAGGGCTGGCCGATTACCGGGCGCCGGGCGCGCCATGACGATTACCAACGGCAAGATAACTGCCCTGGTCACTGCCGATGACTCGGTGGTTAAGGCGATGCAAGAGATCAATCGCGCCTTCTTTTCTTCGGCGCAACGGTTTGGCGTGCCGGTGGCGCTGGACGGTCTCGCCAATATTCTGGTCATCAACCTGGCTGCCGCCTATGGCGACAGGGTGGCAATGGCCACACTCGGCGACATCGCCGCAAATGCCGCACCGATCGCTCGCATGTGGGGCGCCGTCGCTGCCGCGGCAAATCACGAACCGGGACACGCGTAATGGTCAACTTCGTTTCGCCCGGCGCGAGCTTTGGCGACTTGACCACGCTCGCCGATGTCAAGGCGTGGCTGCAGACCGGGCAGAATGCATTTCCGGCAACAGATGACGCGCTGTTGACGCGTCTGATCACGGCAGCCAGCCAATTCATCCAAACGTGGCTCAACCGGCAGATTGCTGTGCGGGATTGGATCGAGATGCGCGATGGTCTGGGGAGCTCCCTCGGAGCGCGCGAAGTCCGATTCCAATTTGCGGTATTTCCAGCGAGCGCCGTTAGCCTTGTCGTCGTCGATGGTCTGACGATCCCGTCGATCGCAGCTCCCTCATCGGCTCCATTTGGGATGGGCGTCGGTGGCTCCTTGGCGGGACAAACGGGCTATCTCTTTACACCGACCCAACTCGTGATCAGGGGATTCGCGGTGCCGCGAAAGGCCGCGTGTGTGATCCTCCATTACACGGCGGGCTATCCGGTGACGCCACCCGACCTTGCTCAGGCTTGCGTCGAACTGGTCGCGCTGCGTTATCGCGAGCGCAGCCGCAGCGGCGAGGTTGCCAGGGCGATCGGCGGTGGCGAGACCGTGTCGTATTCCCAGAAGGATATGAGTGATGCGATAAAGACGTCGATCCAGCAATACCGCTTTGTCGCGCCCGTCGCTGGAATCCTGATGCCGGCACCGACCCAAATGGACACGGCGATGCTCGTAGGTGCGGCGTGATCACAGCCTACCTTATTGGCGACGCGAAGGTGCTCGAGCAACTGCGCGCATTGCCGAACGCAGTCAGTTCAGGGCTCCTACGCGAGATTACCCGGCTTGGGATCGAGCTTCAACACGACGTCCAGGAAAATAAGCTTAGCGGGCAGGTGCTCCGAAGCCGTAGCGGATCACTAAGGTCGAGCATCGACCTCGAGGTCGGTCAGCGCGGCAGCGCTGTCACCGCGAGTGTCTCTACCGACAGCCGTTATGCCGCCGCGCAGGAATACGGTTTTGCTGGCACCGTCAGCGTGCGAGCCAGTCTGCGGCGCATCAGGGAGGCCTTCGGCCGACCGATCGCCGAGAGGACGATCGATGTCCGAGCGTACGATCGCCGCATGGATCTTTCTGAGCACTCTTTCCTGCGCTCGGCGCTGCAGGAAATGACGCCGGCAATCCACGACGGAATCGAGGCGGTTCTGGCCGAGGCAGTATCGCGATGATTTACCCCGCGAGTCATTCGGGGTTGGAGAACGGCCGGTGATCGTTCGTGAGTCGATTTATGCCGCCCTCTGGGCACTAGGCGCCGGTGCAGCAAGCTTCGCGAGCGTCGACCGGCGGCTACGACACTGGGCGGCCGTCGCCCCGGCGGAGCAGCCTGCGCTGTTCATGGCCGAGAAAGGCGGGCACGCCGCAACCAAAGCATTAGGAGCGCCCCTGGTATGGACACTCTACGCTGATTTTTATGTCTACGTCCATTCGAGCGACCCATACTTGGCGCCGGCAACGATTCTCAACCCGCTGCTCGACGCGCTCGAAGCTGCGCTGGCGGCATCGCCAGCAACAGGTATTCAAAATCTCGGATTGCCCGCGATGGTGCAGCACGCCTACATCTCCGGAAAGGTCGAGACCGATGAAGGCGTGCTCGGCGACCAAGCCATCGCGATCGTTCCAGTCGAGATTCTGTGCCTCTAAACCACGCCGTCTGAACGACGGCGACTGACAGCGAAGGGAGTCAGACGAAGCCGAGGCTTCGCTGCTCTCTAAAGTAACGTCGTAGGAGTATGCCAATGGCGGTGGAAATTTCTGAAGAACGTGCGGCTTTTCCTACGGATAAAGCGGAAAGCCCGACCGCCTCAAAAGTGGAGACTATATCGGTCGATCCGCTGATCGAGCGTTGGTGGCAGGACCATTTTCCCGGGTCAGCGGTCGCGCGCGACACGCAGGCTTGGAATGTCGCCTACGCCGCCAAGGAGGTGTTGAAGCGGCTTTTAAAAGGGAGTATCTGACATGCAATTGAGCTTCGGCTCGGGCGCGGTCTGGGGCGAACGCACCGACGTGACCGGCTCCGGGATTGGTCCGCGCCAGTTTGGCGTGCTCCAGGATATCCAGATCGATTTCGATTGGACCGATAAACCGCTGTACGGGCAACTTCAATTTCCTGTTGCAATAGCGCGCGGACAAGGCAAAATCACCGGAAAGGCTAAGTTCGCCCAGATCCTTGGATTGCTGTACTCCGACATCTTTTTTGGCCTCGCCCCAGCGACCGGGCAATTTGCGGTGTCCCAGCTGGAAGCTGCCAGCGCACCGGCGACAACGCCTTTCACAGTCACTGTTGCCAACGCAGCTAATTACAATGACGACCTGGGCGTCGTCTACGCCGCCAGCGGCAAGCGCTTCAACCGAGTGGCAACCCCCTCTGCAGCCGGTCAATACTCGGTCAACTTCGCAACAGGCATCTATTCGTTTTCGTCCGCCGACGCGAGCGCTGCTGTTTTGATCTCGTACACGTACAACCTGACGACGTCAGGCAACAAGCTCACGATAACAAACCAGATTATGGGGACGACGCCGACCTTCAAGGCGACGTTCTACACCAACCATGCCGGCAATGGGACGGCCTTGCGGCTCAACGCCTGCATGGCGGACAAACTGTCGCTGCCGACCAAGA